CTACGGTAACCGCGCATTCAACATAGCTACCTGTTCGTCGTTCATGTCATCAATCCACATACCGTAAATTTCATACACCATCTGCGCAGTTTCATGCCCCATCTGGCTGGCTATAAATGCCGGGTTCGCTCCTGCCGTCAACAGCCAGCAGGCAAAAGTATGTCGCGTATGGTACGGATTACGGCGGCGAATACCAGCACGTTTTACAGCTGCATTCCATCTCGCTCCCAAACTGCTTACCGAGTAATAAGGTTTCTGTTTTCCGTTACACACCCTGGGCATGAAAACAAAATGCAGTTTTTGCTTTTCAGTTCTGCCGTACTCCCGATGATAAAAAGTGATTTCACTTTTGCGATGATGCCCGGTCAGTTTGTATTGCTCCTTCAGTGCTTCAAGAGCCGGCTGCAGTAATGTTACCGTCCGGATCCCGGCATTTGTTTTTGGGGGACCGAACATATCAAGTATCGTCAGGTTTCTTCTGACATTCACAATTCCCTTCTCGAAATCCACATCCTCCCATGCCAGAGCAGCCAGTTCCCCGTGACGAAGCCCGGAGTAAACGGCAAATTTCCACAAGTTCTGGCTCTGTCCTTTTTCACTTTCCATTAATGCATTGAATTCTGTTTTAGATAACGGATCAGGCTTTATTCTGTTTCGCTGTAATTTTTTTACTCCTTCAAATGGTTTGGTTGATATAAATCCCGACTGATACGCAAAACGTAACAATGAACAGAGCAGGGCGATATAGTTATCAACTGTGCGCACGGTTCTTCCTTTTTTGTTGGATCTTGGATTATCCAGGTAAAGCGTTTCTCCATGCAGCAGTTCATTCCGGTAGTTTAAGATATCGCTATAACGAATATGTGATATTGGGGTACTCTCACAAATTATTATCCTGAGTGTTTTTAATTGTGATTTCGTTTTCTTCATTGTGTTTGTTGTTAACTCTGTCTCTTTAATTTTTGTCCAGATATCACAAAGCTCCCCGAATGTTTTTATGACCTTCGTTGTCACCATTTTTGCCCCAGTGCTGGACTGGGGAAAACGTCTTAAATACTCGAATTCGCCGGAATTGATTTCGTGAACTATCAACGCTCTTAAATTCCCGGCCTTTTTAATATTACTGTTAGTAACCTCCCAGCCTTTCAATGTTTCCCGACATCGTTTTCCTCGAAACATGAACCAGATGCGAATGTATTTTCCCCGAATCTCGACACCTGTTGGTAATTTAGACATATCATGAGTCTTTGATAAACTGATTTATCTTCGGATAGTTGTACCAGATAATCCCTCGCTTGCTGTCTGGCTTACCTAAAGGAGATACTCGTTTGAAGTGGAAGCCTTCCACCCAACAGTTCTGGCGGTATGCTTCAATTTGTCTGGCCCCCAGACCAGTACGAAGCATCAGACCGTATTCAACCATCCACTCTTCATTAAAGATCACTTGTGCCATCGCATCACCTCTGGCAGGCGCCAATGTTAGACTGAAATTGACGCCCGATGTTGATTATTAATAATCAGCTATGAAGTTTTAATTTGAATACAATGCAATTCACGAGGACTGAAGTTTCTCGCAATTAAAATTTATCAGTTTTACTTTCTGCTCTCTGGAAACGCCTGCTTCTTTTTTCCCTGAGAGCATTTTTTCGCATTCCGATTTGGTTAACTTTGTTTTTGAGTACCTTGTCCAGTTAGTAGGAGTGCCACCTTCCTTTTCAATAGTGGCGGTAATTTTATACATGAACACCTCCATTATTATTTCCAGTGGTTCGTTTATTCCATCGTTCGAGTGCTTCTTTTTCACTTCCACCATAGCCGGTTCGGGATTCGCATCCGTTACACTTCGCGCGGTAATATCCTGAAATGGCTTTCACCGTTACTGATGGACAACCACAAAAAGGGCATGGTTTGACTTTTTCATACCGCATTGTTTTTTCTCTCATATAATAAAATTTTGTGATGGCGGTGAGGCTACACCGCCAAAGTCAATATCAGGAGCCGATATATTCTGGTTTCATATCTGTCAGTGTCGTTTTATACGCCTCATATAATTCACCCAGATGTGGCCGGGCAGCATTCAGCGTATTTTCCAGAGCAGTAAATTTTTGTTCTGCTTCTGGATCACCTGATGAAGGAAGGTCATTTATCATCTTCTCGATACTGGCAATAGCATTGAGACGGTGATGACGCCGAACCACTTTTCCTTTAAGCTCGGCAAAGAATTCGCCGATCTGGTTTTTCTGATCCTCTATCTCTTGGCGTAATGCAGTGGTTTCCTCAGTCGTGGCCGCGCTTTCGACACGCTGCCGGAATTCATCAATCCACGCTTCGTCAATACGCTGTTCGATGGTTTCTGTTCGCTGCTCGCTTACCTCGCTATAATTCTGTACCGGCACAGGATTGATGATTTTTTCCTGTGGCTCTTCCAGTTCGTCCGGGGTATACACGCCCAGGATGACGTCAGGACAATAAAGGCGAGCCCAGTATTTCAACGCCAGATAGGCGAGCTGTTGTTTCGGGTTTGAGGTCCATAAAGGAGAATTACGCGTAATCACGCTGGAAAGAAACACCGGTTCTCCCCAGGTAATCTCACTTTCACCGCGAAGAACTGCACCAACTCGAACTGAGAGACCATACTCATCTTCACTGGTCCAACATGGGAGCGTTTCTTTTTTCTCATAGATTCCGCCTCCTTTGGCCGTTTTCTTAACGGTCTCCACTCGGGTGCGAGAGCATTTCTCCCAGTCTCCCTCGTACTTGTAATGGAAGCGGCCTACAATTGCACTTGAGCTAGAGATCACAGCGTTAACCAGTTGTGCTTCATAACCCAGAACTCCGTTTACCAGGTGTGTTTTCTGAGCCACAGCGTAGGGGTTCATGCCCCATTGCATGGCTTGCATGATGATTGCCATGCAGTCGGCAGGATTTCCGCGAAGGTGATCGGGAACTGTGACGGTGGCCTGTGACATCAACCCGGCTACTGCCTGAAGTTGCGTCAACGCCTGAACGTTAAAAATAGTGTTACTGGCAGAAATGGTATTTGGTGTCTGCTCTGTCGTGATGATATTGGTATTTTGCATGGTCAGGTTCTCCATTAAGCCAGATGCAGTGCTTCAAGACGACGAAGATCAAAGTCGTTTAATTCGTCGGTATAACTTTCGGTAATCGGTGCTGGCCAGTTGTTTGTCTCTAGGGCTTCGTTTATCTGGCGTAGCGTCCGGCGATATTCCTGTCGACCAAGTTCCAGGAGTTCCTGCGAGGCTTCCACGACAGCCACCCAGTGATAGCCAGCATCTTTGTTGACGAAGATCCAGAAAAATTTGTCCAGGTTTGCCACATCGCAATACATTGCGGCGCTGAGGTGATAATCACGCTCAATAATTTCACGGTGCAGGCGATCTTTAAGTCGTTCCTGCCGCACATAACCGAGGCTGACTGACTTCACGTCAGCGCAAATGCTTTCGTATGGCAGCCGGATTTCGATATCAGGACGGACCCTGATTTCCAGCCCGGTTTCTTCATCAAACCCGAAATAGCTGATTTCAGATTTGCGATCCGGGTGGTTGAGTAGCCTTGCTGCATCAGTATTGTTTTGCATTGCAGCGTGAATATTTTTTGCCTGTTCATACATATCCGGACTGATAAACGTTTTCCCGGCGTTTTCTTCTTGCTGGCGTTTTTGCCAGTCCTCCAGTGTCACCAGTTCCGGGCGAATTTTCCGTGCGATTTCGGTTAATTGCTCTTTTGTGCCACTGATGTTGTAAGGCAAAGATTTAGCACGTTCTTTTTTTGCCAGTTCTGGGTCTACAGTTTCAATTTGATCCAGAAGCTGCTCCCGTGCTCCACTGGTTTTCAACAGAGGAGGGAGGCTTGCGTTGTATTCTTTAATACAGGCTTTCATTGCTGATGCTGTATGTTTTTCCCCCTCAGGAATACGCCGAAATTCCACCGGAAGCGAACCGTAAAGGATGCCTGTTTCTTCGGCCCCAGCACTTACAGACAGTGGCTGTATAAGAGTGCTGTTGTAGCTTTCGATCCACTCTTTCATCTGCTCTGGTGTCATCAGTGCTGGCAGACTGGCATTGTGTTTTTTAATGATGGCGATCAGTTCGTTAGAAGTAGTAACCACATATTCAGGAACCGGTACCGGAATGGCATATTCATCAGCGAATTTATCCGTTTCCAGAACATAGCTGTGAATGATCCGCCCACGCAGCAGTGCATCACTTTCCTCGTTCGGAATAGTTCCGGCAATGTGCCGCCCGTGGTAATACATCAGGCTGATACGGGCATCCTTCAGCATCGTGCTGCTTATTCCGTTGGCGGAGTGATAAACCTCGTTCGGGAGGTTTTCATAGCGGCCAGGCTCGAAATATGACGGCCACATGATTTCAGTTGCTACAGGAGCTGACGCTTCACCAGTTTCATCACTGCAATCACGATGCGGATCGCTGCCAGCATTCTCATTGTGCGGATGTTCAGCGCCTTCCATTTCCACCGGATCTTTTTCCTTAGCTTCAACCTGATTCTCTTCATCGAATGTTTCCTGGTATGTTGCGTCGCCCGTCACCGCCCCACAGTCAGGGCAGTTATCTCCGCCAGTCTGACCGCAGGCATTGCAGACTATTTCCGGTTCCTGTTGCACTACTGCCTCAGGTTGTTTCACATCCGGGCTGGTTTTTTCCGTTTCTGGCTGGTTCTGGTACACAGAATCGCGAGTCTGGATCCCCTTAACCCATTTCGGATCGTTCGGGTCGCTAATTCCGTCAACAAATTCACCACGTGATGCAGCAAGCAATTTATCGGCATCGACAGGATTTTTTGATGGAATGTTTTTCCGGGCTTCATGGAGTTCTGCCCGCAGTTCCTGATATTTCGCATCAACAGAATTTACCTGTGACTGAGCATCCAGCGGCTGCGTGTCCTGATGATGTTCAGTTGCGTCCGGTTCCATTGTTTCAGCCTCTCCCTGTTCAACTGCCGTTGTTCCAGATGGTTGCGGTTTTTCTTCATCATCCTGTTTTCCTTCTTCTGTTACTCGCTGCGGCATCGGGGCAGAGGAGCGACCGCAGGCAATATCCACGATTTCCGGATCAGGGTTGGCATGATCGGTTTCAGTCAGTACTTTGTTCAGATATTCAGTGACGTGCGCGGGGATGACCTCGATCCCAATTGGTGCTTCTTTTACGGACGCAACCACGATGGCGCGGGAATAATCCAGCCCGCCAGGCATGGTGATGAATTTGTCGCGGAAAACAGAAAAGGGCGGTTTATTTTCAGCGATAATTTCCTCAATGCGTTTAGCGTGTGCCGGATGAAGGTTATAGATGTCCAGATCCATTGAACGGGCCAGTACGCCAGTGGCTACGTCGCGCGCCAGTGACGTCAGATCGTGTACGAAACCTTCGCCGCGATCGGTGAGGTTTCCGCCGCCAGCATTAGCACCGGAAGCCGTGCGAGTGATGTGTGAAACACGATTACCCTTCATCCACTCTTTTGTCAGCAGTCCTCGATCGGTGTAGTCAGCGTTCAGGTATGCTTCGAAAAAAGCAGTTATCAGTCCCAGGTTTGAATTACCAGGATTAGGGAAAACTTTGTCAGTGTCACGAACCAGTTTGTGGAGATCGCGAATTTCCAGCGGGTCGAGCAGGCTGGTTTTGTGGGAAACAGCCAGGGCAGTAACAGCCGGTAGTTCTTCAGCCCGAGCAATGTGTAATGCCTGGAGTCCGTCGCGTGAAACGTGCGTTACCGGTTTTTCGCTGCCGTGTTGAGCAAGCCAACGAATGGGCAGTTCCTGGCCAGAAATTGGGAGTAGCATATTCTCCTCAATCTCAGTCATGTCTTCGCCGTTGACGTTGGTATTGCCTTGATAGTGAGCGTTGTCTGGTGCTGCTCCCGGTTTTAGTTCCCATGTCATGGAGTCTTTGCTGAGTTGATAGCGTTCACTCCAGGTAAAATCGATCTCACCTTCAGCGGGCAGGTCATTAACGACAGGAAAATTCGTGGCAACAGCTTTAAAATAGCTGCTCAGTTTTTTACCTGACTTAACGATCAGGTAGTCCAGAGTGGCACAGGTCGATTCAAAATCGTCGCTTGCCCACAGGACGACGTCAGGTTCACCGGATGATTTTTTCGCTTTCCGTAACAGGAAGAGTGGTTTTGTGCTCATTGTTTTTTAACCTCAACTCAGATTAAAATTCGTTTTGTTCAGTGAATGATCTTGCCGGATACACACTGTTCATAGCCTGCGTATGGCGCAGGCTATTTCTTTCAGATTTCACCGCCTAATTTCATTGCAATCAGAGTTGCCAGAAATCCGGCTTTTTTTTCTGCGGGCAGATTCTTTCCGATGTGAACCAGGCACATTTTTGTGACACCTTCATCAAGTGTTTTTACGTTGCCTGATGGACCGTCGATATCAACCACAGTGAATGGGGTTTCTTTATTTTCTGTTTTAATCACGTAGCCAATACGCTTTCCTTCCAGATTAACCTCGTGAACAATGTCATCGGTAGTTACAACAGTGGCTTCATAATTGGTAATCATGTTTTTCTCCTTAATTAAGGTTGAGCGAATCCCTGCCATTGCTGGCATAAATTCAGTTTCGAATAGTCAGTTAATTAAAGTTCGTGTGCCATCTGGTCTTTTTCGGCACAACTTTCACTACAATATTTTTTCATTTCCGTCGTTGGGATAACTCCACGCATGAAATGAAGTGGTCTTTTAATACTTTTGCTTTCTTCAATTTCTTTATTGCAAAGGTGGTAAGCACATTTTATTTTCTTAGTCATCACCATGACTCCGCCTTTACAGGTAAACCATCACGACCGAGGAAGACTTTAATCATGCAGTCAGTAATGCATGTTTTTGTAGTCAGGTTACGAATATAAAGTTTTCGCTTTTTAATATTGTTTGCCGAGGCAATATATGTCCGGCCTTCATGAAGAATATAGTCACCAGGAGTCACACACTGACGTGGTATTTCATCAGTTCCGAAGTGATGTGCAATCATAATTATCTCCATTTTTACAAATGAACTTTGTTGATGCGGTGCCTAGTGCCTCCAGGTGACTGCAACCAGTTAACAATTACAGTCGGCTTTCCCACCCAAACCAATAAGGACTAACATGACTTTTAACTGTGCCGCGTGCGCTTAGCCGCATTCACCGCATCACAAAATTCACTTTAAAAAGGGCGGACATCAGTCGAACTTCAAGAAAAAACTGATGCCGCCAAGACTACACACAGCAGTGTTGTTATCCACAACCGGAGGCGCACTCCCACCATTTAAATTTAACAGACAAGACCGACTCTTTATGGATATCGGAAATGCGACTTCGTGTTGTGCCCGGTTTTATTTCACCACCTCCGGGCTTTGGTGGTTTCTGCTATACCCCTACAGCGAGAATATTGAATTAATCCAAATAATGGATTAGCAAGTATTTCTGGCAAGCCAGCGACGTGCGCCCGTTTCAGTTTTGAATGTCTTGCTTTTGGTATAAGTCATGGCAGTGAACGTTCCATCCTGGTTGGGGAACACGCCGCACCCCAGGGATTCGTTATTGCCGAGGTCGATTTTTTGCATTTTTCGCACCTCACATTTTGTTGTTGCGGATAGAGGCTTCTGCCTGCCAGAGATCCCAGTCGTTGCTGCGTAAAGCCTGCACAGCCTGGTTGTAAGTGATACCGCAACAATCCATCAAATACTGAACTACTTCGTAATGCACCATCTTATCTCTCCCCTTAACGCCGGGTGGCGGAACTAAAACCTACAGCGCCGTGCTGCTTCTGCAATAATATTAGTTATATTCATATTGATGATCAACATAAATATGCATTTTGTTGATAAAAATGTACTATCCTAATGAAAATTTTAGTGTTTTTTTTGATAAAAAAGTAAGGCGATGGGGGCGCAGGGGACAAAAAAACCGCCAGGGATGGCGGTTTAGTTACGAGGTAGTGGGGGCTATTTCTTTATGCGTTTCTGAGCTGCCAGCATATTTTCAAACGCTTCTTTGTAGAGTTCATTCTGGCCTTTAAGCCTTTCGATTAGTTTTGCTTTTTCTGATTCGGGGAGGATATCAAAAAGATCCAGTAAATCAGCTTGTTGCTTGTTAACCATCCGCCACCCTTCGCCTTCGAAACTTTCGTCATAAGTTCCAGAGGAACGGACGTAATTCATCAGATCAGCTAAATCAGGCCTCAAGTCTTCAGGCTTAACTCTTAGCAATACTGCGAATTTTAATGCCGCATCAGTGTTAAGTGGAGCCTTTCCGTTGAGATAGTGGCTAACCGTAGATTGCGTCTCAAAGCCCATTAGCTCGGCAGCAAGCTCCTGAGTCAATTTGAGCTCTCTTTTTTTTGCATCCCAGATTCCGCGTAGACGCTGCGTAGCTTCTGGCGATGCGATTTCTTCGCGTTTTCTTCTCATACCACCATCTTATGAACACAGCTCATAATCTCAAACTGATATAAGTATTGATCATTTAAATTAGTATAGTTAATATTTTGGCGAACATTACTAAGGTGACCCTTATGACATTAGATGAATATTTGAAAAAAAATCGTGTACGACAGTCTTGTTTGGCCGCGCTGGCTGGTTGTTCGCAATCAATGATTAGCCTCGTTGCTACTGGACGTAGTCAGTTAAGCCCTGAAAAGGTATTGCGTATCGCAGAGGCTACGAATTTCGAGGTTACACCTCATGAACTCCGGCCTGATATCTACCCGAATCCGACCGATGGTTTACCTGTTGGATGTAAGGCTAACACACAAAATGCACAGGAGTTGATTCATGAAAATCAGGCATGAGCACATCGAATCAGTGCTGTTAGCCCTGGCCGCTGAAAAAGGGCAGGCATGGGTAGCCAATGCAATTACTGAAGAATATCTGCGCCAGGGGGGCGGCGAATTGCCCCTGGTACCAGGCAAGGACTGGAATAATCAGCAGAACATCTATCACCGTTGGTTAAAAGGTGAAACGAAAGCGCAAAGGGAAAAAATTCAGACACTGATCCCTGCGGTTCTGGCAATTCTTCCGCGCGAGCTGCGTCACCGACTCTGCATCTTCGATACCCTGGAACGCCGTGCATTACTGGCGGCGCAGGAAGCGTTGAGTACGGCAATTGATGCGCATGATGATGCAGTCCAGGCCGTTTACCGGAAAGCACATTTCAGCGGTGGTGGGTCGCCCGGTGATTCTGTCGTAGTGCATTGATTGAAATTAATCGTGCCGGATTGTTTTGTTCGGTATCAGTTAAATGTAACGCTGCGAGCGTTACAAGGTGAAAACAAATGGCTTCAAACTGGATAAAGCTCGAGGTTATTACGCCGGATAAGCCGGAAATATTCAGGCTTGCTGAGATTCTGAATATTGATCCAGATGCCGCATTAGGGAAGGTTATTCGCTTCTGGGCATGGGCGGATCAACAAATGATAGACGGTAATGCAGATTGTAACGCTCGCGGCGTTACAAAAAGTGCAATAGATCGCATCACTTTTATGGCTGGTTTTGCTGATGCGTTAATTCAGGTTGGATGGCTGGTCGAAAATGACGTTGGGCTTTCTCTACCTAACTTTGAACGCCATAACGGAAAAAGCTCTAAAAAAACGGGCGGTTACAAACGAGCGAGTTACAAAAATACGTGAACTGAAACGAAAAGGTAACGCTGCCGGCGTTACACAAACGGATCAAAAAGCGCTACCAGAGGAAGAGGAAGAGGAAGATCTAAATACTGATCTCCCCCTAAATCCCCCTCGCCAAAAACGAGCGTCTAAAAAATTCGAGCCGGAGGCTATTGAGCTGCCCGATTGGTTGCCGGAAACACTCTGGCATGAGTGGGTCCGGTTCAGACAGGCATTGCGAAAACCGATTCGAACGGAGCAGGGCGCTAACGGGGCGATACGGGAACTGGAAAAATTCCGTCAGCAGGGGTTTACACCTGAGCAGGTGATTCGACACAGCATCGCCAATGAATACCAGGGCCTGTTCGCGCCGAAAGGTGTTCGGCCTGAGACGTTGCTCCGACAGGTTAACACCGTCTCGTTGCCGGACAGTGCGATCCCGCCAGGCTTCAGGGGGTAACAGACCATGAAAAATATTGCGACAGGAGGCGTTCTGGAGCGTATCCGCAGACTGACCCCACCACATGTAACCGCCCCATTCAGAACGGTTGCGGAGTGGCGCGAGTGGCAACTTGCTGAAGGCCAGAAACGTAGCGAGGAGATCAACCGCCTGAATCGCCAGTTGCGGGTGGAAAAAATTCTGAATCGCTCAGGCATCCAGCCGTTGCACCGTAAATGCTCGTTTGCGAATTACCAGGTGCAGAACGACGGCCAGCGATACGCGTTAAGCCAGGCGAAATCCATCGCCGATGAACTGATGACCGGGTGTACAAATTTTGCGTTCAGCGGAAAACCTGGTACCGGGAAGAATCACTTAGCGGCAGCTATCGGGAATCGCCTGCTGAAAGACGGTCAGACAGTGATTGTGGTTACCGTGGCTGATGTTATGAGCGCCCTGCACGCCAGCTATGACGACGGGCAGTCAGGCGAAAAATTTTTGCGGGAACTGTGCGAAGTGGATCTGCTGGTTCTTGATGAAATTGGCATTCAGCGCGAGACGAAAAACGAGCAGGTGGTACTGCACCAGATTATTGATCGACGGACAGCGTCGATGCGTAGCGTGGGAATGCTGACAAACCTGAACTATGAGGCCATGAAAACATTGCTCGGCGAGCGGATTATGGATCGCATGACCATGAACGGCGGGCGCTGGGTGAATTTTAACTGGGAGAGCTGGCGCCCGAATGTTGGTCAGCCAGGTATTGAAAAGTAATTTTTACCGGGAGGAAATTTATGGAGACTGTTTTTGACGCACTGAAAGCGATGGGAAAAGCCACGTCGGTAGAGCTGGCTGCGCGACTTGATATCAGTCGTGAAGAAGTACTGAACGAGCTGTGGGAACTGAAAAAGGCTGGCTTCGTTGATAAAAGCGCATACACCTGGCGTGTGGCTGATAACAACGTTCAGCAGGAACAGCCAGCGCCAGAAGAACAGCCGGAAGAAACCAGCACGGCGACAGTAGCGAAAATCTCAGAGTGCGATTTAACCGCGACGATTGAACAACGCGGACCACAAACGGCGGATGAACTGGCTACATTGTTTGGTACCACATCACGCAAAGTGGCTTCAACGCTGGCAATGGCAATCAGCAAAGGTCGTCTGATTCGCGTAAATCAGGGCGGTAAATTTCGTTACTGCATACCGGGCGATAATTTACCAGCAGAGCCGAAAGCAGCATCGGTAGCGGAAACTGATGGTAAGGCTTTTCCTCAGCCCGCAGGTGTTGCGTTACCAGTACAGGAGGCTGCAACACAGGAAGAAATTAAAACAGATACTGTAGCGGACATTGTGCAGTCGTTGCCATCGTTTACCGAAACGCGGGCGGATGATTTGATTTTGCCATCGCTGCATCTGGCAAACCGCAAACTGCGTCGGGCGAAAAGCCATGTCCAGAAGTGGGAGCGTGTCTGCGCCGCGCTGCGGGAGTTGAACAAGCACCGGGATATTGTTCGCCAGATTACTGATTCTTCCCGCTGTGTTGTATCGGAAAAGTGATTGCCGGAGGCGCTTATGGCAAAAGTATTTACACAAGAAGAGCGGGAAAAAATTAAGGGGCAGGTTGTTGAACTCGTGCGCCAGAATGGGCGCGAGACGTTACGACAACTTGAAGCTAAGACAGGTGCGACAAGATATTTAATGAGCGTTCTCGCCAGAGAGCTGGTTGCCAGTGGCGATGTATATAACTCCGGCTACGGGCTATTTCCCTCTGAACAGGCTCGTAAGGACTGGCAAAACGCCCGCAAAAAACTATCGAGGGCAAAGGTGAAGAAAACGGCTGTGGTTGATCCGGACCTTATCAGGTCATTACCTGACGGAGAAATACGCCGCTACGACAGGCGTCAGAACATAATCTGTCGCGAGTGCCGGAAGAGTGAGGTTATGCAGCGAGTGCTGGCGTTTTATCAGGGGGAATTTCAGGAGGTGATGCTGTGAGCGAATCAAAATGTCAGGTTAATAGCAATCAGATAGAACCATGTGCGGTACTGGCAAAAGCCCTTGAGCATGATGCTGAATACACGACGCGAAAAGGTCTGCTGATATACAAAATCTGGAATGAGAATTTAACTCGCGACCATGATTTGGTGATGTTGCGTTCCGGTGAATTTTCTAAATTACCAGTGCGGGTTTCATTTTGTCCGTTCTGTGGTGAAAGTCTGAAAACGTGGGAGAACAGAAATGAATGAAATTAAAGAAATACCAGTAGTACGTGATGAATATGGCTGCTGGACGCATCCTGAATATGAAAAATTCTGTGATGGTAGAGAACATATTTCAACGGAAGAGTTTAACGCATGGATGGAGGAAAATAATCTTCAATGGACCATCAGAACTATGGATGAAGATGATTTTAATCTGGACGCAGATGGTCCCGATATTGCCTCTTGGAAACCGGAGCGCCCGGAAGGTGAAGGCTGGTTCATTGGTTCCATTCATGACACTGAAGATGGTCCTGTTTGTGTATGGCTGAGAAATAAGACTGAAGCATAAAGGCGATAAACCACCTGACAACAAAATACTGAAAATTTAAATCAGAAGTGAATTTTATTAAATCCTTAACCGGAGGGATTTCTGCACCCTCAGAACATCAGGAGGCCGCCTGAAAGGGCGGTAATGAAAAATGACTGAATTAACCAAAGAGCAATTAATCGAAGAAGCCAAATTAAAAATAGCGATTGCGAAATGCCACTCAAATTCAGGGATGGCGCAGGTAGAGGGCGAGTTATTCAAAATTGCACTGGCATCACTGGAAGCAGAGCCGGTGGCGTGGAAGGCAACCTTCACGCAAATTAACCATGAATGTAATACGTTCACCCTTATGAATTCTGACAAAGCAGAAATCGAACGGTGGGTGCGACTGCATAAAGTAGGTGATTTTCGGGCAGAAATAACACCGCTTTACGCAGCGCCGCCAGCGATGGTAGTGCCTGATGAAATGGATTTGCTTACCTGCCATCTCGACGGTGTAACTGAAACATATGCTGATGGCTGGAACGCCTGCCGTGTCGCCATGCTTCAGGCCGAAAACTTTCGGGAAAGTAAGAATTCGTCAACCAACAATTTTCGGGAAATCTCGGAAACGTCAACCAGCTCTCCGGGAACTCCGGCTGGCTGGATAAGCTGTAGTGATGCAGTTCCTGCTGAATATTGCGATGTGATTCTTCTCGATGATCTCGGGAATGTATTCCCCGGTTCCTGGGATAAGGTTTTTTGCCCCACTCGTGGCGGGAATAAGATGGCTTTTGTAGACAAAGACGGCGTCGAAGTAGAGAGCTCAACTCACTGGATGCCGCTACCAGAACCGCCGCAGGAGGTGAATCAATGACCCGGCCTGAGGCATTCACCACGGTAGGAATTGCGATGGCGGTGGCGCTGGTGGTGTATTCGATTTGCCGCTGGGGATAAAAACGGTTTGCGGGAAAAGGAGAGTTAAGTAGAATTGCTGCGGGTGCTTGAGGCTATCTGCCTCGGGCATGAACACCAAAGGCAGATAGAGAAAAGCCCCAGTTAACATTACGCGTCCTGCAAGACGCTTAACATTAATCTGAGGCCCAATCTATGTCTCACAAATGTAGGTTAGCCTCTTACGTGCCGAAAGGCAAGGAGAAGCAGGCTATGAAGCAGCAAAAGGCGATGTTAATCGCCCTGATCGTCATCTGTTTAACCGTCATAGTGACGGCACTGGTAACGAGGAAAGACCTCTGCGAGGTACGAATCCGAACCGGCCAGACGGAGGTCGCTGTCTTCACAGCTTACGAACCTGAGGAGTAAGAGACCAGGCGAGGGAGAAATCCCTCGCCGCCTATGATGTGTCAGGCATCTTCAACGCACCCGCACTTAACCCGCTTCGGCGGGTTTTTGTTTTTATTTTCAATACGTTTGAAGTTATGGACGATGCCGGAATAGAATCAAAAATACTTAAGTAGCGCGCAGGGAGAAGAGGGATGGACCCCGAACAGGGGGGTGCTATTTATCTGGAAGGATTCTGTTGATGAAAATTGAAGAATTACGTGAAATTTTTAGTGAAAATGGCCTCTTTGCTGTGCGCGTTGAGAATGGGGAAGTTATCTACGCAACGTTAATCCCTGATAATCATGTAATTTTATCTATCGAGGCATTCATTGAATATCTTGAAAGGCTCGGTTTCAAGGTGATTCGGGAATGAGTTATAATTCGTAAGCCAGCCTGAACAACTGGCAACCTACAGCGCCATTGGAGACAGCAATGGCGCATATACAACTGGTCAAAGCGAATTGCTAATTGGTTGGCTGTTGCTGAGTGTGCGCTATACATTCCCATGCGAGAATCATTTGCTCAAAAAATGGCTTGATTTCTTACGCATAAACTGCTTCAATTCCGATACGCTTCGCAAAGCTGTATCGCGTGGCGAATTAATCGCATGAACTTCACCAGAACCCGCCATTGAGCGGGTTTTGTTGTTATGTTTAACCATCTACGGGAGAGCTGGCGCTCTACTGACTGGTATTTTGATAACGAAATCTTAAATATTTTATATTGTGATTGTTAGTTGTCTAAATTTTATGTATGTTAAGCGGCACAGGATTCCTCCTGCGACGAAGTTTTAGTGGAATCATTATTTACTTTTCTTATGCCAGCCTTTCCTTGAGGTTGGTTTTTTTATACCTGAAAAAGCAGGTTGGTACGTTAAACTTTATGATGGCTATGCAATTTTAGTTTCTCCTTTCCTGAACCCTCTTGACTACATGGAATTTTCTTTGTTATGTAAAGCGAGTTAATGTTGTTAAGTTGTTAGAGGATGATTATGAGTGACAGTACTCTGCTCAGGAATTCTTCACTTTTTGTTGCTTACATGGGGTGTCTTGGGTGGGGAAGTGCTTATTTCTATGGCTGGGGTACTTCCTTTTACTATGGCTTTCCATGGTGGGTTGTCGGGGCCGGTGTTGATGATGTGGCCAGAAGCCTGTTTTATGCTGTCACAGTTATCGTTATATTCTTGGCTGGATGGGGGATCGGTATTGTCTTCTTTCTGGGGATCAAACAAAAAAATAATATGAAGGATTTGAGTGCTGTCAGGCTTTTTCTTGCGATATTGTTGCTTTTTGTTCCTCCGGCTCTGGAGTTTTCGGTAATTCATCAGCACTTTGTACCAGATGCATTGGTTTTATGCGCTATTGTGGCATTAATAATTACCATGTTCGTCAGAACGGGCAGGAAGTTTATTTACGTTAAATGTATTTCTGAAGTGTCTTTTATTCGGCATCACAAGATTGAGTGTGTTATGGCCGGATTCATGCTCTATTTCTGGTTGTTTTCGCTTATTGCTGGATGGTACAAACCTCAGTTTAAGAAGGAGTATCAGACACTTCACTATGAGAGCGTTTGGTATTACGTTCTTGCTCGCTATGGTGATCGCTTGGTTTTATCAAAATCGTACAGGCACGGTAGTACGAATTTCGTTATACTTAATAGCGCACATACAGATGAATTTGAAATTAATATAGTCAAAGTGCGCTAAAACATTATGAGTAACCGGGATATAGACTTTTCTGCTTGTTGTTCAGATATTTTTACTTGATTGTAGCTGACATACAAGATTTAAACGGTTGTGTTGGGTGGATTACAGCGCTAAACTGATTCAGTCAATATTTTTCAATCGGCCCTTTAGCTCAGTGGTGAGAGCGAGCGACTCATAATCGCCAGGTCGCTGGTTCAAATCCAGCAAGGGCCACCATTCCGCCACTAGCTCATCGGGATAGAGCATCAACCTTCTAAGTTGATTGTGCGAGGTTCGAGTCCTCGGTGGCGGACCATTCCATGCAAGTTTAGCTGGCAGCGCTATTAGCTCGGCGTAATAGGGCTATTCGTTAGGCTCTGTTAGTTCACCATATTTCGTCAAAACTTTTCTTTTCAACGCTACAGTTAACATTAATCATTACAAAAACTACTGTTGATGTAAGTCTTGTGAACTGTTATTTCTGAAGAGCTTACTGTGATTTATTGCGACAACGGAGTTAGCGTACTCCCAATTTGTTCATTTTTATGTTGTTTTTTTTCGCAATTTCCTGTGAGAAATCAGAAGTCTGGATGAAATAACATAAATTGTATGCGTCTGATACATATTTATACATATGTTTAAATATGAAAACTAATTAGTTTTTGATGTCATATAAATTATCGGTAATATTACTCTCGACCCGAAAGGCAGCAAGTTTCTGTTCACAGGGGTGTTACCCGCTGTCTTGCGGGTCATTGCTGGCATCCGTTTAATCATAATGAAGGGCTGTTATCGGTATCAGTGTCATTATTGTGGTTACGGAGGCCTGCTCTATATGCAGGTATCGTATAGTGGTTATTACATCAGCCTTAGGTTGGTAATGCCGGTTCGATTCCTGTTCTCCGCAACTTCATTGTTTTTTGGACAAGTTTTTACAGCACTGGCGGTTTTCGTGAGGAACAGATCTCTTTAATACCTTTATCGTCCCTCATTCTGTAATGGAGATCGGTTACAGACTCAGTGCTGTATTTTTTATGACACAGAAATGGCGCATTGCCCACGAAAGGAAGCAGGATTTAGCGTGGAGTAACCAGTGATGCGCCATCTCTGTGTCGGAAAACATGAATTGGGGCGTTCCTCAGTGCGAGGGTGGTTTATAGAGTCGGTTTAGCGGGAAACCACAGTATCCACGTAAAGTGGAATACTTCGGGAGGCACCCGATGCCCCAAACCCAATAATCATTATAATATTGTGTCCTTTTATCGTTTTAGCCGCCGCCCCGGGCGGTTTTTTTATTCAGTTTTTATGGCTCGCCCTGGCGGGCCTTTTTCATTGTGTGCCGGAATTCTCAGCTGCCGGTGGGTGGTGATCAGACGGCAAAAGAGATAACTAAAGATTTTTAATTCGGTTATGATATGGCTTGTATATTTATGATACATATGTATACATATTTTCAAAAATAAAAACCAAATATATTTTGGATATCTGAAAAACAGTTGTTAGTATTTTTGCGTCTGGAAGGTGTTTATCTTTTATGTTAGCAGGGGTGCTGTTTGCCACCGGAAAGACCAGTGCGGGCTCTCTTGGTAATTCGTGTTATTCCGGGGGCCAGCACAGTATGCGGGCATCGTATAATGGCTATTACCTTAGCCTTCCAAGCTGATGATGCGGGTTCGATTCCCGCTGCCCGCTCAACAGTAACTAAGGCGAGATTGTGTTAGGCACTGACATAATATATGTAGGGTGTTTTTTATGGTTCCTTGCGCCCCCTGTTCTGTAATGAGTGATATTCGTTGCGGTTCCAGTGCCATTTTTTACACCATCGGAATAATGCATTATTAGCAAATATTTTTACTACTTTAAATGCATTATTCTGATGTTGTAAACATCGACAAAAACAAAACTGTGATTGGTCATATACTAAGCCAAGCCCGGAAATACATCCTTAACCGCCGCACCTGGCGGTTTTTTTTTATTCAGTTTTTTATGGCTCGCTCCGGCGGGCCTTTTTCATATCCGCGCCACGCCCGGCGCACATCACATCAGATAACACCACACAAAAGGCATCTGCGGGTGCCTTTGACAGGGTGTTTTTACGGGCCGCTGGCGGCCCTTTTTTATTTGTGGGAGGAAAAAGCATGTCTGAACCCTTATCCGGTTCCGGTACGGCTGCGGCGCTCGGTGGGGCGACGGTATTTGGACTGTTTACCGGAACGGATTTCGGGATTGTGTTTGGTGCATTCGCCGGGGCGTTGTTTGTGGCGACGATACCCCAGCAGATTTCTGTCTGGCGTGTGGCGGCGCATTTTCTGGTGTCGTTTATCGTTGGCGTGCTGGGGGCGGATGTCATGGCGTCTTATCTGGTCGAAAAACTGGGGCTACACAGCACATCTCTCGACGCGCTTTGCGCGGTACTGGTATCGGTGATTTCGGTGAAGATTCTGTCGTTCATCCACCAGCAGGATATTGCATCACTGGTATCCGGCCTGTTCTCCCGCCTGCGGGATGGAGGAGGCGGCAATGTCAGGTAACCTTCCCGGATTGCTGAATGTGGCGTTATGCACGGTTATCGTACTGACGCTCTTTTTTTACCGTCGTCGTGATTCCAGACATAAACCGCTGATGTCATGGCTGGCCTGGCTGTTGATGCTGCTTTATGCCTTTGCGCCACTCAGCTATCTGTGTGGTCGTCCGTTAGCAATGGGCTGGCTGGAAGTGTTTTTTAATCTGTTGTTCTGTGTGCTGGTAATACGCGCACGCGGGAACGTCACAAAAATCTTTCCATTGTTGAGGTGAATATGTCGGGTAAATTCAGATTCAGCCGTCGCAGTGAAAAAAATCTGGAGGGCGTCAAACCACAGCTGGTTGCTGTCGTTCGCCGTGCGCTGGAGCTGACGGAGGTTGATTTCGGTATTACGGAAGGCCTGCGCAGTAAGTATCGCCAGAAACAGCTGGTTGCAGAAGGCAAGAGCCAGACCATGAACAGCCGCCACCTGACAGGTGATGCGGTGGATGTTGTTGCCTACATTGGTAGCCAGGTGTCATGGGACTGGCCTCTGTACGAGAAAATCGCGCAGGCATTTAAGCAGGCTGCCGCAGAGCTGGGAACTGCCATCGAATGGGGCGGGGACTGGAAAACACTGAAAGACGGACCTCACTTTCAGTTGAAACGCTGATAACCAGGTGTGTTATGAGCAGAAAACACTGGACACACAGAACGCCGCGAACAGCGGCGAAATGGGCACTGGTAGCGATACTGGTGCCTTTTTTATTGGTGGGATGCGTTAGCCTGGATAAGGCGCGCCAGCTTTTCGATACCGCGTCTCAGGTCTGTCAGCTTATTGATGGTGTTCGGCAGTGTATGCAGAACTGATCGCCTGTAATAGCAGAATATTTTGCTGAAAAATGAAGGGTGCGCCAGCGTCCGGAAAGCATGAAATTCTGCTGCGTGTGCCAATTTTATCTTATTCATTCTAAATCTTGCCGAATCAAGATGAACTTTGATCAACTGCCTGGCGGCAAGGGGCATTAAAACAGGAGAAAATTATGTGGAAACCTACAGGTGACAAGTTAATCACCGCGTTGATTGACGGCAAGCCACAATACTTACGCATTGAAATGAGTGGTCAGCATGCTCGTTTGATTCGTGAGTAACAGGCATTACAGCAGCCCTTCATGGTGAGGGGTTGCGATAATGCCAAAGCTCGTCATCGGCACCCGCCGCGCACCCAGCGTACTGGCCGATAGCGGGCTTTTTTATTCATAAAGCGAGGCTGTATGAGCGAGAAATTGAAGATCGTCTATCGCCCGTTACAAGAACTGTCTCCGTATGCACACAATGCCAGGACACACAGCCCTGAGCAGGTGGCACAACTGGTAGAAAGCATTAAGCAATTCGGCTGGACTAATCCAGTGCTGATTGATGAAAAGGGCGAAATTATTGCTGGTCACGGTCGCGTTATGGCGGCTGAGGCGCTCAAAATGGATTCGGTTCCGGTTATTGTTCTGTCTGGTCTGACGGATGATCAGAAAAAGGCGTACCGCCTGGCAGATAATCGCCTGCCGATGAATGCTGGCTGGGATGAAGATCTGTTACGGATGGAGCTGTCGGACCTAATCAATGCTGATTTTGATATCTCCCTGACAGGATTCAGCCCGACAGAAATTGATGAACTGTTGACGGATGTTTTGCCCGGTACAGGAAATGAGGAGGAACCGTACACGACGAAAATTGATACGCCTGTTTATGAGCCGTCGGGCGATAAACCAGATATCAGTGAACTGTACGACGATACGAAAACTCAGGAGTTGATCAGCCGGATACGTTCGGCGTCCCTTGATCCTGATATTGAGAAATTCCTCCTGTGTGCGGCAGAACGTCATACGGTGTTTAATTTCAGCAGAATTGCGGACTATTACGCTCACGCCCCCGCTGAAATTCAGTGCTTTTTCGAGGAATCGGCGCTGGTGATCATTGATTATCAGCAGGCTATTGAAAATGGATTTGTCCGGATGACGCAGCGTATGGTGGAGATCATGCATGGCGGGGAGGAGGAGGAATATGCGTGATGATTTTTGCGCCTTTATTCTGACTCACGGGCGACCGGACAAAGTTCTGACTTACCGGACGTTGCGTCGTGCTGGCTATACCGGGAAAATTTTTATCGTTGTTGATGATGAAGATAATACACGGCATCACTACATAGCTGAATTTAGTGAACAGGTGCTGGTGTTTTCCAAAGCCGATATCGCCAGTCGTTTTGACGAAGCCGATAATTTCGGTGACCGCCGATCAATTTTTTACGCCCGTAATGCCTGTTTCGACCTGGCAAAACTGGTCGGGTGTAAATACTTCATTCAGCTCGATGATGATTATCACGAGTTCCAGTTTCGGGTGGATCGCAACTATGACCAGGCCTATTTCCCGATAAGAAAACTGGATGCGATCCTTTCTGAAATGCTGGCGTACTACGAATCAATACCTGCGCTTTCCATCGCTATGTCGCAGGGCGGAGATTTTCTTGGTGACAATGGCGGCCATGCTTCGTGGGTGAAACGCAAGGCAATGAACAGTTTTATCTGTTCCGTTGATCGACCGTTCTCATTCATGGGGCGCATTAACGAGGATGTGAATACGTATACGAATCTTGGTCGCTGTGGTGAATTGTTTATGACGATCGGTGCTGTCCAGTTAGGGCAGAAACAGACGCAGAAAAACAGCGGCGGAATGACCGAGCTGTATCTGGACTCCGGAACCTACGTTAAAAGTTTTTACTCCGTCATGTATGCGCCGTCGTGCGTAAAAATCTCACTGATGGGTGCCAGCCATAAACGCATTCACCATCAGGTCACCTGGAACAACGCTGCAGTAAAAATCCTTCACGAAAAATACAGGAAGAAGACACCCTGCATATCAATGGGGGTGACAAATGATTCCGTATTCGAAAGTAGAGTCTCTGGCAGCGTGCCGGATGACTGCACAACAAATCGCTGACGTTCTGGATGTTGATCTGAACCGACTGAAAGAAAATCGGGAAGCAATGACAGATTTTTACGCATCCATCCGTAAGGGCAGAGCGAAAGGTGAAGCCGAACTACGGGCGGCATTGTTTAAGCTTGCCAGAAAAGGGGATGCCTTTGCCCTGCGTGAACTACTCAGGGTGGATAAAAATCAGGACTAACTAATGAGCAGACCGGACTGGGGGGCGTTGCAGCAGGAATATATTGCTGAATACACCCGCTCCGGTGTATCCCCGGTGGCATGGTGTGAGGCAAGGGGACTGAATTACGCAACAGCCCGTCGTTACATCAAAAAACCTCCGAAAAATGCGCAGACAGAAATGCGCAAAACTGCGCAACAAAGTGCGCAGAAAAAATCTGCGCAGACTGCGCAAAAGCGGAACGGAAAATCTCAGAAAAAAAAGCCAGTATCCGATGCGTGCCTGAATGAGGGCGACGCGGAGGAATTTTCGTTCTGCCCCGATGAATTCGGCATTTCTGACCAGCAGGCTAAGTTTGCGATGCTTGTTGCTCAGGGGAAAAAGCCGACAGAGGCATACCGACTGGCTGGTTATGAGGGGCAAGGTGCGACAGCTAACAGCAACGCCAGCCGTATGCTTAGAAATGCCAGGGTTTATCGTGCTATCAGCTACTTCCGCAATCAGTATCAGAAACGCTATACCGCAGACCTGGATTTACTGGTGAGTCAGTTGATGGCCATTGTCCAGGCCGACCCCAATCAGTTGGCACAATTTCGCCGTGTTAACTGCCGTTATTGCTGGGGCGAGAATCACCTCTACCAGTGGCGTGATATTGCAGAATTCGATAAGGCAGCGGCACAGGCCTCCAGAGATGGCAAACCCGAGCCGGAATATGGAGGCCTTGGCTTTGTTGATAACGCCATACCCAATCTGGACTGCCCGAAGTGCTGCGGTGAGGGAATGGGACAGCTTTATATGGCTGATACCGCTCTGCTTGATGGGGATGCGCGGCAATTATATGCAGGGGCAAAGCTCGGAAAATTCGGCGTTGAGATCCTGCTGGAGGATAAGGCTGCCGCCCGGCGCGAACTTATCAAGCTGATAACGGCGACGAAAGGAAGTTCTGCTGGTGGTGCAACTGACAGTCGCAATGATCTGGAGCTTGAAGGACTGAGGCTTCGCAACGAAAAGCTGCGCACTGAGATTGAAAACCTCAAAAAAGGTGTGGGTGGTGAGAATAACGAAATAATTATCCACAACTCTCTGCCGATGCCGGGAGTGGATAATGTCGATTGAAATCTACCTCCCAAAACCTCATGAGGGGCAAATAGCTGCATGGACGGCGGCAATAGAGGAACGCTTCCACGCGGTATGCTGTGGTCGTCGCTGGGGTAAAACGGTGATGCTGGTGAACATCGCTACCAGTTTCGCGACGCGGAAATTTGCCGTTCCTACCACCGGGCAGCTTATCGCGGGTAGGGTGGGGATTTTTACCGCACAATACCGACAGTACCAGGAAATCTGGGATGAAATTAGCGCCGTTCTGCAACCGCTGATCCTCAGCCAGTCAAAAAATGAAAAGCGCATTATTCTCCGTAATGGGGGGCGCATCGACTTTTGGGTAACGGACAATAACAAACTGGCCGGGCGTGGGCGTAAATATCACGCTGTGCTGATTGATGAGGCCGCATTCACTAAATCGCCGGAAATGCTCGAGGAAATCTGGCCCCGCGCTATACGCCCGACGCTTGTTGATTACCGTGGCTGTGCGTGGGTATTTTCCACACCAAACGGTATCGACGAGAGCAATTTTTTCTACGCGATATGCCACGATGAATCCCTGGGATTTGTCATGCACCATGCGCCAACTTCATCGAATCCGTACATTCCGAAAGAAGAACTGGAGGAAACGGAGAAGAAATCCGATCCGCGCGTTTGGCAGCAGGAATATCTTGCCGAGTTCGTGGACTGGTCCAAAGACGCGTTACTCGATGTCGATAAGCTGCTGGTGGACGGTCAGCCAATTGAGATGCCGCCGTACTGCGACATGATTTTCGCAGTGATGGATACGGCGCTGAAAGGCGGGACCGAAAATGATGGTACTGGCGTGGTGTATTTCGCTTATGAGTCAACGTATTCGGACGAGCCAAAACTGACGATTATTGACTGGGATGTGACGCAAATTAAAGCGTCATTGCTTCCTGAATATATCCCCGGCGTTTATGAAAACCTCGAGCGCCTCGCGAAATTATGCCGTCCGCGTTTGGGCTGCCAGGGAATTTTTATGGAAGACGCCGCGATGGGGGCAATCCTCAACCAGAAGGCGGAAACCGAAGGCTGGGATATGACGCCGATTAAATCGGCACTAACCAGCAAAGGTAAAGACGAACGGGCGGTGATGGCATCCAGCTACCACTATCAGGGGATGTGCAAAATCGCCCGGGAGGCTTACGACAAGACCGTTTCATTCAAACGTACCACCGCAAACCACCTCATTAAACAAATCGCCGGGTTCCACCTGGCAGACAAAGACGCACATAAACGTGCTGATGACCTTTTCGATTGTTATACCTATGGATTGATTATCGCGCACGGTAATTACGCGGCGTTGTAAAAAATCAGGATATTTTTGATGGCAGAGATCGAGATTACTGGCGGCCTCGGTTCAGCACTGATGCATATTCTTGAGGCTGAAGAAATTCAGCCGGGAACCGACATTGGCTATGAATTGTGTAAGCAGCTGTGGCAATTCCATCCTCTGGGCGGAAAACTTGTCGAAAAACCCATACTTATGGCGATGTGTAAGCCGCGTCAGTACAACGTGGAGACAGACCCTGACGAGCGGGTTGTGCGGCGTTTCCAGGAGGTATGGGAACGTATGAAGGTTAACGAGAAGATTAAAAATCTGTTTTTTCTGTCTCGTTGCTACGGTGCCGCAGCGATCGGCGTGGGCACCGACAGTGTTCCATGTCGTGAGCCGCTTCCGACATTCGGACTGACAGAAGATGATGTGTATATCAACGCGTGGGACCCGTTGAACGCTTCTGGTTCGATGGTGACTGACCAGAACCCAAACAGCCCGTTTTTCCAGGAAGCCAATAAAAAGCTGAAGATTGGCGGAAAAGACTGGCATCCGTCACGCACACTGAAAATTTTCAATGGCACACCGATTTATCTGGAGTTTCAGAGTTCATCGTTCGGATTCACCGGGCGAAGCGTGTTTCAGCGCGTTCTTTATTCCCTGAAATCCTATATCAATACGATGGAGGCGAATGATCTCGTCAGCCAGAAGGCAGGCGTACTGGTGGCTAAAGTTGTGCAGTATGGTTCGAAACTTGACGGGATCATGGCTGCCGCCACGGGACGAAAAAGGGAAAATGTTAAAGAGGCAAAAAATAAAGGTGTGCTTAGTATCGGGAAGGATGAGGACGTTACCTCGCTGAATTTACAAAACATCGATGGCGCGCTAAATGCCGCCCGCGACAACATTATTTCCGATATTGCATCAGGTAGCGATGTTCCCGCGATTCTCATCAAGGAGGAGGCTTTCTCGAATGGTTTCGGTGAAGGAACTGAGGATTCGAAAGCTATCAGCCAGTATATCGATGGTGTACGCCAGCAGATTGAACCTGTGATGGATTATTTCGAACGCCTGGTGCAGTACATCGCCTGGAACGAGGAATTTTATCAGTCGCTGAAAAATGATTACCCGGACATCATAACTGATGACTATAAAACCACGTTTTACCAGTGGCGACGTGAATTTACCGCGACATGGCAGGAGCTGGTGGAGGAGTCGCCGGACAAACGCCGGGAATACGCATAAACGTTCAACCTGATAACGCGGGGAGCTAAATGCTCCCCTTTTTTGTGGGAAAAATTTATGAAGCTCTACATCGCTAACTGCTCACGTCAGCCGCACACGTTCAACTACAAACTCCCCGAAAAAACGCAGTCGTTCGGTGTGACAATTCCGTCCGGACGTCAGCATATGATCGAAAATCAGTCCGATATTATCGACCACATCATCCGACAGCATGAGCCTTACGGATTCCAGCGTTGTGACAAGGTGGACAAGAATTTTTCTGGTATCTGCTATTCCATCGATAAACCTGTGAGCGTTGGTCGCATTGAGGATTGCGCGGAGCAGAAAACGGAAAATCTGGAATCCCTGTCAGAAGAAATTCTCGCAGCCAGCGCCGTATCGCTGAATAACGCAGTGGATCAGGCAGTGATTCAGAGTGGCGAAAAACCTCAACCAGGTGGTATTGAAATGGAAATCACCGGGGAAGCGGTTAACACCGAACAGGAAAATCCGCCCAGCACAAAGCGAAATATTAAGGTTAAAAAATAATGACCCTGCGTCCGTCACTGGAGGGGTTTATTCGCTTTGTTCGTGACGACATGAAAGTACCGGTTCACGCTATTGCTGACGATGATCCGACACTGGAATGTTGCTTTCAGTCTGCGATGGAGCTAATCCCTCACGATCAGGGGCTGGAGCGTTTACCCATCATCTATGTGCGAACGGTTTATAACGCTGCCGCCTCATTTCTCCTGAATTTCGCTCCCGGCTCGTGGTTTGCCGACCTGAGAAAAAAACTCAACCTTGGGAAACTGGCTACCGGGCTTGTCAGCGCGGCAGCAGACCAGGGGACATCGGGTTCGATCACCATCAGCGACGCGCTGAGTAATCTGTCTTTGCTGGATTTGCAGATGTTACAGGATCCGTATGGACGACAGGTTGTTGCGGTGCTGATGCAGATGGGCACGGTATGGGGTTACACGCCATGAAACTTTGTTTTGGGGTTATCGACCAGCCGTATGACTACGGCGACGAACCGGGAAAAACCACGTTTGACGTGGCCTGTGACCTCGAGGAGCGATACGAAATTTTTACGCACTTCTGGGAAATGCATAAGGACGAGATTATCCAGGAGGCAGGTACTGAACTGGCGTACCAGTTGGTCAATCACTTCAAGTATAAGGCTCCGCTACCTGGCGAGCATTTTCTGGAAGGGACCGGGAAGATTTTCCATATATTTCTTGAAACCGAAGAAATGGCCGGAATGACGATCAACGGAAATCAGGTCCCAACCCAGGCTGCGTTACAGGGTGTTAACTCAAGGCTTAAGGACAAATATACCGGGGAGCGGCGCCCGTCATTCATAGATGGCGGCCTGTTTAAGGGCAGCTTTATAGCGTGGATAGATAACAATGCCGAGTCTTGAAGAATTAGCCGGACAGCACAGTTCGCAGCTCTCGTCCGTTCTTAAATCCGCAGTTGAAACCATCTCGTCAGACCAGGAAATCACGTTCAGGCTCTATGTCCGGCAGGTTCTGCCGCTGGATGGTTTTGTCTATTGGGTTAATGCGGAAATCATCAGTTGCGATGAACTGTGTCGTCTGAATATTGAGTCACCAACTCGTCTGAAAATCAAAGGCAGCCTGCATCGTCAGGTTATTGCGATTCAGGACGAGTCTGTCTCGAAGGATGTGAACAACATTATTTTCACGCCTGTTCAGCAGGTTGATGATTTTAATGTGGAAAATCCCGATGCGATCTATCTCGGTGAGTACGGCGGCGTCCAGTTCGCTTTTTCTCGAATGGAGAGCCGCTATCAGCAGTCGGGTATTTTTCATTATCGCGGCATGGCGATTTTGCCAACCATGCGTTCCCAGATTATCGACTGCGAGGAGGATATCAGCGACGAGCAGATCATATCCAACAGCATCCCGATCTGGCTGCAAATGAAAGATGCCGCGACCGTGTATCCGTCTTACCTGGTACCGCAGAACCTTCGCCCTCCGTATATCGCGGTGGATGTTCGCAACAGTATTCCTTTGCAGATGGCTCCCGTTGTTTTCGGTGGTGAGCGATTCCAGCTCGTCCAGGATTCGGTTCGCCTGACGCTTTACGGATTCAGCAACAAAATGGCGCTGGATCTTGTCGACTCGGTGGTGAACAGGGCGCTGGAGGAGGAAAAGTTTGGTGTAACCAATATTCCGGTGGTTCAGGACGCAAAGTCGGGACAGGTTGAAATCAACGCTCTGGCGAAGAAAAAGATTGTCGATTTTGACGTGAATTACTACCAGAGCACCGCCCGGGAAATATCCCGGCAGTTGATTGAAAAAGTCATTTGTAAATATGAGGTTAAATAATGGGGTTTAATATCGTCACGGTGAATGTGTCCCAGACCATCGGGGCCATACCCTCGAATCTGCAGCAGATGTCTGCGGTTCTCTCGTTTGGCTCCACGACTCATGAGCCGGGGAAGCCTGTATTACTCACCAGCAATCAGGATATTAACGATCTGGTTAAAAATCCGATTGCTGCGTTGTCGGCGGCTGCCGCAGGAAAATCTGCGGCAAACGTCACCGTTACGATGACGCTTCCGGAAGGGAGCAACATCCGACGCGAAAACAGTTCTGAGGTGAAAATTGTTGTTTCCGGGTGTTCGCCCGACGCGTGGAATGGCGAATATACTGCTACCGTCACGGATGAAAAAACACTGACCTGGACGATTGCTGATTCTCAGCTTTCCGGTTCGCCAGTGACACTGGGGCAGTTTTCCATTGTCGGCAGTGAAAATCTGGTGACGGCAGTAAACACGTTTTTTGCCCAGGGAAATTCAGTTGGGATTTACCTGCTGGAGCTGGGAGTACAGAAAGGCGGGGTCAGTAAGGAAATCGCTGCACTGAAAGCTTATATGGAAGATCCGCTCCTGCGGTTTTATGCGTATCTGGTGCCGCAGCGGTGGGATGGTGACGCAGAATTTATCAGTCTGGCAAAACTCCACACCGCCAACGAAGCGATGCAGTATTTCTTCGTGCTGACGAAAACGCCGGACGACACGAATTACGTTTCGCCTTATGCCGGTATTAAGTCGGTTATTGCAACGGCGGATGATACGTACCCGGCGACAAACGCGGCAGCAGCCGTAATGTGGAACTATGTTTCCGCATCACCTTCAGAAATCAACAAGGTGCCGCCGATGGCATTTCGTTATCTACAGGCGGTAAACGCCCACAAGGGCAAAAATTCAATTCTGGTCACGATGACGAAGCAGAATATTAACTACGTCGACACGGGGGCTGAGGGGGGAATTTCCAACACGATTCTGGTGAAAGGCGTTACCAGTGACGGTAACGATATGACGTACTGGTATTCCGTGGACTGGGTGCAGATTAATGTCGATATGCAGCTCGCCAACACGGTGATCAACGGTAGCAATAACCCAATTAACCCGCTTTACTACAACCAGGACGGGATCGACCGTCTGCAGCAGGTCGCACAGGCGGTGTTCAATACGGGCGTATCTTACGGCCTGGTCAACGGTCAGCCTGTCGTCGATGCAGTGCCTTTCCGCCAGTATATCAACACTAATCCCAATGATTACGGTATCGGGCGTTATGCAGGCCTTTCGGCCTCCTATACGCCGATGCGCGGATTTGTCGAAATCATTTTTAACATCAATGTGACAATGCAGCTTTCGTGAGGGACTGAACCGTGCCTAATCCAATGATCCCCGTTGGCACCCTTAACCGGGTTCGCGCCAGCGTTAAATTTACCTCCCATTCTGAACTGAATGTGTCCGCCTCTTTTCTGGCAAAAGAAGGCGTCGAATTGTCCTTTCAGGGCAATATCACGGAGTTTTTACCCGCTATGACGGGAGCCGTGCAGTCGCCGCAGCCATACATGATTTTACAGGCGCGTGTTCATCTGCTGCGTAGCCAGGCGCTGGGAAAACAATTCAAGACGCAATGGGAAAAGAATGCCACGATCGGCGACGCAAAAGTGTATAGCGACAGCACGGTGTTCGGTGACTTCGATATCTATAACACGGCGATCACCAACGTGCAGGATATGACCTTCGCCGGGGGCGAGCCGGGTGTGGCCATCACCATTACTGGTACGTATTACATCAACTCTGAAATGTGGGATCTGGTATGAAAATCGCGCGAAATTTAAACCTGATTATTCCTGTCCGGACAGAAAAGGATAATGGCTGGATCCATGCCACGCCGATTAGCAAAGAGGTGTTTAAAGAGCATTTCTTCATTCTGAGTAAAACTTTTTCTGCCATTTTTTCAGAAGGTCTTGGCGTCGTTGCGGGTCCGCGTATCGCTTTTTTGATGCTGGAGCGGATCTCGCGTGATTCTAATATCTGGGAAGGTGATAAAGGGGTCCGTAATACACTTGTTAATGAGGTCATTCGCCTGGCAAATCTTGTTTACCCAGTGGAGGGTAAAGGCTACGACACAATCCCTCTCGATATGGCGCTGGAGCGTGAAATCATTGATTTGGATGAAGTGGCGGGTGAGCTCATTTTTTTTACATGCGTCTCGTCGATAAATTCACCGGAGCAGGCGAAGGGGACTATGGATGTGGTCAATGGAGTATGGAGCACTCAATGCTCGTTATTGAATCTTACGGAATGGATCGCTTCATTGCCGACATTGAAATCAGCCGCCAGTTCTGGCGCGACGGCGAACACGTCATCAGCGACATCCTCGACTACTCAGCCGGAGCCGGATTCAGAGACATCTGTGCAGATTCCGGCCTAAATGTAAAAACAGCAGCTCAGTTTCGTGAGCTGCTCAAATTCAAAAATCCCGCAGGAGTATTGTGATGGCTGGTAACCAGATGCCAGTTCTGACGCTGGATGTTAATGAAGAACACCTCAGGCGGCTTGAGGCGATATTTGAAAAGTATCGCAACGGACTGATGATTGGCCCTGCCGGTACGCCGCTTAAAATACCTTCAAATACCGGTCCGGGAGGTGGCTCTTGGCAGACAACCACAGGCGGAGAAGCCAATCAGGCTCCCAGGAAACCATCTTCACCCGCGCCAGTTCTGGCTGCTTCCACTGATGGACGTTTAAGGGATGAAAAATGGCGCTTTGTTGGCAGCGGGAAAACACCTGATTCGCTGGTGAGCAACTATAAAGGTCGCGGCGAAACGATGTTTGATAAGTACCTCAGCGGGCTGGGGAAAAACGCCAAACAGACGCTGAAAACTTACAAGCAGATCAATTCTACGCTACGGACGACGACTTCGAGATTAAACAACCTGTTTAAAACCACCGTATCGTGGGGGACAAAACTTGCGGTTATGGGTGTTGCCGGGCCGTTTGGCTTTGGCATGATGGCTCGTAATGTTGTAGAGAAACAGAAAAATGCTGATGAATTGCAGGCAACGCCAGGAGAGTTAAAGGCGGCAGAAAGCACTTATTCGCCTTATTTTTCCGGTGTTGGTAATTTGCTCAATACACTGGCAGCCGCGCAAAATGACACTCAGCATCCTGCCTACAACGGGCTAATTGGATTAGGGATAAATCCTAAAAAAGGGGCAGCAGAAAATCTTCCTGTATTGTTAGAAAGAGTTGCTGCTCTTGCAAAGGAGTATGAGGGAACTGGACTTACTCAGAGCATGCTCAGAGGTCGTGGCCTTGGATGGGTAAATTTTGGTATTGCTAACCAGTTAGTCAAATATCAGGACAAAATACCTGAACTCAACAAAGAGTTTTTATCGCGAGCTTCTCAGAATGACTCGTTGCTCACCTCTGGACATACAAGCCAGTATCAGAATCTTACCAGCAACTTAGAAAATAACTGGGATCAACTTACCAGCGGATTTCAGGGGGTAATGTCGGGTAACTCTGTACAGCTAATTAGAATATCTAATGGTGTAAAGAATGCTGGTCTAAATTTCCTTAACGGTGAGAACTTTAAAAGAATTTTGACTGATGTTGAAACAGGTCTGGATAAACTTGGTAAGTATGTAAATGGCCCGGATTTTAATAACGACCTGAATAATTTTGCCGAAAATGTTGCAAAGGTTGTTAAGGCACTTAGCGGGTTTGTTGGTTTTGCGGTTGAACATCCCTGGCTTTTTGGGGCCGCAGTACTTGCTGGACCATCGAGAGTTGGTGCTGTGGCAGCCACAACGACCGGAGTTGCCGCCCGTGTTGTTGGTGGAAGTCTTCTTGGGGCTACAGCCGGAACAGTAGCTGGATTGGCTATTCCTACAAATGACACACCTACCACCAGTGAGGAAATGAAAGGGCTGGAGGGGCGTTTCAACTTTGATTATTTTAACGAAGTGCAGGAGTGGCAAAAAAACAATCCGGGTAAGGTCTGGCCTGGAGGATTGCAGGGATTTTCAAATCAAGTAAACAGATCTGCATATTTATCCAGAGGGATCAGGAATAACAATCCCGGAAATCTTAATTTCGCAGGACAAAAAGGGGCTACCCTGGAATCGGGGCCAAATGCCCGTTTTGCCAGCTTCCCGACGATGCTGGAAGGCATTGTTGCCTTAGATCGGCAGGTAATGCTATACCTGAAACGCGGCAAAAATACGATTGATCAGATTATTGATATTTATGCCCCTTCATCTGATGGAAATAACACATCGTCCTATAAAAGCTATCTCTCTCAGTACACCGGATTAGGTGTTAAGGAGAAAATCGATGGTTCTAATTTTGAGATAATGAGAAAGCTAATTCAGGGCATTATTAACCATGAAAATGGGGACGCCGCTCGTGCAGTAAGTGGCGATGATGTGATGCGGGCGCTGGCAATGAACCGGGGAAACGTATATTCACCAAATAATACTTCTCAGGTAATCAGGCTCGACGTTCAACAAAAACCAGGTTCCGACATACTGGCACAACTCGCCGGAATGCAACAAATACCGGGGTAAACCATGTCACTTAATTACTTTGGACAAGCTTTCAAACTGGCGTTTGAAGTATCGCCCATTCTTTTAGTTGATGGCATAGCGTCGAAAATTCCCGGCGGGGTGATGCCGATTGCTGTTTTGACCGAAGGCCTAAGCATTGTGAACGGTCTGCTGCATGGCGAGATTCGTACACGCTCGATGGCGGCATTTACCCCGATGGCGGGGACAACGTTGGTTCAGCAGGATATTTGCAACCTGAATTTCTATAACCAGGTAACGGCAGCGAATGCGACCGTCAAGAAGCCTAACCGGGTAGTCATGCAGATGATCCGTCCGGCATCAACGGAGGACGGTGGCTACATCACTAAGGGGATGACATTCACGGCGCTGAAAATGGCGCTCGATATGCATAACCAGTATGGCGGTTGTTACACCGTAATGACGCCATCTTTCATCTACACGCGCTGTCTGATGCGGTCGTTTATCGATACATCCGGTTTCTCTGAGCAGAACAAGCAGGTTCAGCACACCTGGCAGATTGAGTTTGAGCAACCATTGTCGTCTGTCGAACAAACGGTAAAAACGCTGGCGAGCGTTCTGGATAAATTTGATAAAGGGATGCCGTCAGACGGGGCGCTATCGTGGTCAGGTATTAAGAACCAGGTCGTGCAGGAGTTTGGTTTTGGCTTATGACAACGTTAATTCCTTTCAAACCTGACGGGCGAGGACCATTTCAGTTCACGGCCAGAATCGGAGAATATGAAACATTCGCCCGCGTTCCGTTTAATCTGTATGCAAATCGTTACTACCTGGAACTGAAAGACAGTTCAGGCGACGTGATTGTATACATGCCTTTGATCGCGTCACCTGACAGTTACGACATCAATCTGGCGCTGCCTTGCTCACCGGGGAAACTTGTTTTTCGCAAAAGTACGAATCAGTTTGAGGTTTCGTAATGCGTTATTACCGACTGGAAATTATTAATCCTAAAACAGGCAAGCCGCCAGTGGATAGCAATGGAAAACCCATTGGACCTTTTGATACCAATGAAACACCAGGATGTGGGTTGCATGTTGAATTTGACTTTGAAGTAACCGGCCTGGATGTAGTCTGTTCGGGTACGATGCTGACGATCTATGGATTACCAATTGACATGCTGAAGCAAAGCGTAAGTTTGCAGGGTTGTCTGGTACGTATGAAAGCAGGCTTTGTTCAGGGGTTACCACTGGCAAATAAGGATCAACAGGGGGAGGTAATCTATGGTGAAATTTATCTGGCCTATGCCAACTGGATCGGCACGAACCAGACTTTAAACCTGGTAATAAATCCAAGCATACGCAAAACCGATGACGGTAAACCTTTTTCAATTGAGGGGCAGGGGGAAGCAGGGGAAAGGGTGGGCGATGTTTTAGTCCGCGCTTTGCAAAAAGCATATCCCAATAAACTTATTGATTGCACAGTCAGCGACAACCTGGTTTTGCCAGAGCCGTGGACGGGCAAATATACGGAGATTGGTTCGCTGGCTATGGTCGTAAAAAACGCCTCTATTGCGATGATGCGTAATGAAAGGTATAGCGGAATCGCCATCAGTATTCTTTCCGACAGAATACGAATCTACGATAACGCATCGGCAAAGTGGGGTGAGCCAAAAACAATTCATGCCCATGAACTGGTCGGGCAGCCGACATGGATAGCGCCGTTTACCGTCAGTTTCAAATGCCCTATGAGAGGCGATATCAGATGTGGTGATGTGGTTAAACTGCCGGAGGGGCTATATTCTGGCGCTGCGTCGATTGTGATGGCTAATACAACGGTACCCAGCGTTATCGCAAAAAATTCGACCACGTTCACCGGGAAATTTCTTGTGAAATCAGTCAGACACATTGGTTCGTATCTGACAGCCGATGGCGATGCCTGGGTGACGGTATTTGAGGCATATGCTGAGAACTGGGCGAGGGTGTAATGTCAAACGCTCAAAAATTACCGTTTCTCCGAACACTGTCGGAGATGATGACCAGTTCTGGTAACCAGCAAGCCGAGCTTAAAGGCCGCGAATTGCCCTGCCATGTTGTCGATATCTGCGGGCAAATAGTGACAGTTCAGTTTGATATGCTGCCGGAGGGGATCAACTTCCCGCAGATAACAATCCCTGTCGCCACATTCCCGTATATCCGTTACCCGATACAGCCGGGCGATCGAGGAGTAACAATTGCCGCTGATGTATCACTGCGCGGTGTGTCCGGATTGGGAACCGGTATGGCAACGCTTTCTTACTCGATGTCGCTCACTCCCCTGTTTTTCGTGCCACTGGCAAACAAGGAGTGGTCCGACGAAGATCCGCAAAAAATCGTTTTGTACGGTCCGGATGGCGCGATCCTCAAAACAGAGGACGGCAGTAGCTCGGTAATGGTGGCTCTGGAAGAAATCAGGCAAAAGTCGAAAGCTGTTTACCTCGAGGCCGAAGATATTTTCCTGAACGGGAAAATTCACCTCAACGGACCGATCGTCCAGGACAAAGCCCAGATGAAGGATACAACCGCTTCGCTGATTGGTCCTCTTAATGTCGAGATGGATGCAGTTATCAACGGCGTGAGCGTCAGCGGCCACAGCCACGATGTGACTGGTGTTCAAAGCGGCAGCAGCACGATTACGTCGAAGAAACCAAATCCTGGTTAATACCGGTTCATTTCACTTTAAATTCTAACCATAAAACGAACCCCCCGACTGTTGGCCCAGTCGGGGGGTTCTGTTTCTCACCTTGAATACGCAAGGGATGATTACGTATGTTTGGAGGTCTTCCGTGATTAATTTTAGCGGAGGAGACTGGATTGTGAAAGCCTTAAAATTAGTGGCAAAAAGCAATACCTTACGACGCATGTATTACACCGCTGCACTCGTAGCTTTAGCATTTGCCTTTTCACCAGTACTGACAGAGTTAGTTAAAGTGATGGGGGCACGATGAGAACATGGGGCCGCGTCACCGACGCGAACGGCAACAAAAAATGGGTTGCAGTAGAATCTGACGCCAACGGTGATTTCTCCTACGGCTGGCTGACGACGCTCATTCAGACGTTAAAGCTGGGATTGGGGGAGTCGCCGTTTTACGCGAATTACGGTATTCCTGCACAGCAGTGCATCGTGCAGCAGATTTACCCAGACTACTATGTGAACATGGTTCAGCAACAGTTTGCTGGGTATTTTGCATCACTGGCAATTTCAAAGGTAGATGGAGCAGATAACCCCACCTATAACATCGATGTTGTGTTTTTTAATGGGACCAGTTACCGGACGCAGGTGCCGGTATGAATCACAGTTTTATGATAAAACTTTTACCTTGGTTTGGAGTGCTGTAGAGAGATATTTTAGGGGGGCGAGTAATTTTCTAAGCTGGAGCATATTGACATATATTATTTCGGATTTGCAAAATACATATTGTTACCATGGAGGAGACAAGCATGGAAAATTTTGCAAATAAGTTAAAAATACACACAGAGCATGTTGCAAAAATGGGGGTGTTTTGTACAACTGAAGAAACGACAAAACAAGCACTCATTATGCCATTACTAGATATTCTTGGTTTTACTCCGTATGATCCAAGAAAAGTCAAAGCTGAGTATAGTGCTGACTTCCCCGGGGTTAAGGCTAATGAACGGGTTGATTACGCTTTATTTTGTCATGATGTTCCTGTGATGTTCATTGAGGCGAAATCGTTTTCAGAACAAATTGATAATCACTGCCCACAGCTATCAAGATATTTTAATTCAACACCGGAAGTTACTATATCAGCCATTACAAATGGTGTTGAATGGCGTTTTTTTACGGATTTGAAACAAAAAAACATAATGGATTCAACGCCGTTTTTAAAAATAAGAATGGATTCTCTAACTCACTCCGATATTACACAATTATTTCGTTTTCGTTATGATAAATTCAAACCAGAGGCTTTACGGACACTGGCTGAAGAAAGTGTTTATTTGAATTCATTTACTAAAACAATCAGTTCTAGTCTTCGTGAAGTTGATCTGGAGTTTGTTCGATATGTTGCTAGTCGTTCAAATATTGAGAGACAACTTAATCAGAGATTTCTTGAGTTCGTGACTCCATTAGTTAAACAGGCCGTTGAGCGCGCTGTTAGCGCAATGGTGGTTTCCGGGCTATCTACACAACCGGTAGAGCAAACTAAAGAAAATGATGCAACGGATACACAAGTTAATAACGCCATTGTTGATGAAGAAAACCCCAACATAATAACCACAGCCAAAGAATTGGAACTATTTGAAAGGGTAAAACAAATCATACAAACAGAAGATAATATAGAATATAAAGATACTGAGTCATATTTTGGTGTACTATTGAATGGTAAAACTAATAGATGGCTGTTAAGATTTTATGATAAAAAATCTTCATTTATAACATTACCTATTTCGCTTAGTGAAGTTCAGTTGAATGAAATAAGACGAGCTCGACTTGATACGGATGGTAAAAGGATACATATAACTAATCCGGAAGATATACTTCGCATATCTGGTTTGATTCTGGATTCATATGAGTATGTTAAAAATGATGATAATTTCCGCCGAGGGTCCAGAGTGAGCAGTTTAGAAGAGGTTGAATAAGTAAAAAACCCGCGAAAGCGGGTTTTTTAATGGAGTAAATATGTCAGAAATACCAATTACTATGACCAGTGCGGGGGCGCAGCCTACGCCACCCAATGATTTGCTCGCGAATCTTATCACCAGAGTTGCCGAAAAAGTACCTGGATATACAGCCAACCTTCCGGCGGGGCTTATTACAGACCTTGCCAGCACGGCTGTCGGGGCGCTGGCATTAATAGACCAGGCGCGGGTGGACCTTATTAACTCCGTAAGCCCATACGGCGCAAATATTCCGTTACTGATGCAACTCGGAAACATTTATGGAGCACAGAAGGGATTAAGTACAAATACGGCGGTATACGTGGTGTTTGAGGCGTTGCCGGGGTTTGGTATCCCTAAAGGATTTGTTGTCGGTGACGGCAACTACCAGTATGCAGTTTCCCGCGATACGGTGGTGCCGGAAAGCGGGCAGACTGAGCCAGTCTACTGTGTGGCCACAACGTCAGGCTCATGGGCTGTACCGGAAGGAACCGTAACGCAGGTCATTACATCGGTACCCAAAGATCAGCCTGTAAAATGCACGAACCTTACCGCAGGGATGCCAGGTCAGGAGGCGCAAACGTGGGCATCTTACCGCGCCGAAGTCATGGAGTCCGGCATGTTTGGTGTGCAGGGAACACCGGATTGCTTTAAAGCGATGCTCAAATCAGTAAGCGGTGTGCGAGAAAACCTGATTTCTTTCCGGCAGTCGTCGCTGGGGAAATGGGTTGCGGTTGTTGGTGGCGGTGATCCGTATGATGTGGCTTATGCTATTTACAAATCTGTACCGGATATTTCGAAACTGACCAACGATGTTAGCAATCCATCTGGTGCGGCAGTGGAAAAACGCACGGTTTCAATAACCGTTTCGCCAGATGTTTATCAGGTACCGTTCGTTATCCCGTCATCACAAAACGTCATGGTGCTAATCACCTGGAACACTGTATCTGATGATTATGTTGATCCGGCGGGTATTGCTATGGCTGTGCAGCAAAACGTTGCTGATTACATCAATTCTATTGAAGTCGGACACCCGATAAATCTGCTGCGAATCCAGGATATTTTTACCAGTTCCGTCAGATTGTTGGTTGATGCGACGTTGATCTCAACAATCAGTGTGAGCATTGGCATTAATGGCCATATTGTTCCTCCGGCAAAAGACACAAGCCTGGTTTATGGCGATACCTATTCCTATTTTTCGACGGTGGTATCACAGGTTCAAGTTAACAAGTATGCAATATCTGACTGAAAAAATTCTCCCTGCTTATCCGTTTGTGCAGTACAGAGATGATCCGAATGTTGTTGCGTTCTTTGATGCATACAATGAAATTGCTCAGGAATACCTCGATTCACTCAACAATCTGGCATTGCCATGCTGGACATCGGAATCAATAACCGGGCAATTGCTGGACTGGATTGCTCTCGGGATTTATGGCGTTGAAAGGCCTTTACTACAGGTTTCCGAGGAGGCTATTGCACGCGGCGCATACGATACCATTGAATACAATACAATCCCTTATGCGGCAATGCGGAATTATGTTCCGGGGCAGGCATCGTATGTTCCGGATGATTATTTCAAGCGAATATTAACTTGGAATTTTTATAAGGCTGACGGTTCGCATTTCTGCATTGACTGGTTAAAGCGCCGTGTGGCACGGTTCATTCATGGGAAAAACGGAATAGACCCGCCGTTGCAGCACACTTTTGATGTGAGCGTGACTGTATCGGACAGTGTTTTTTCTATTCAGATACCAGAATATGGTGATGGTATAGGCTATTTTCTGAAAGATGCCATTGACCAGAAATATGTAAAACTCCCTTTTATTTATTCCTATGCAACAACGGTGATTCAAAAATGATTCTTGGATTCGGAAATAACGTTGTTTCAGCACTGGCTGGTGATATTACGACGATTCAGACTGATATTCCGGTGATGCCGGGCACGGGAGCTAAATTTGCAAAATTGCTTTCTGCCGATTTTGAAAATAAATCGAACGGGCAACGCGTCTATGCAAAAATTACGCTTACCGATAATAAAGAGTCTGCATTTGAGATTTGTCACCTGGTATCGGTAAGCGGTGATGTGCTGAAAGTCATTCGTGGGCAGGAAGGAACAACCGCGAAAGGTTGGTCCCTTAATGACGTTGTGGCTAACTTTGCCACGCGTGGATCGGAAAACTATTTCGTACAGATAGCGCAGCTTCAGAGCGGTCATTATATTGCGGGTGTTACTGGTGGCACTGCAAACGCACTGACGCTGGAACTTCCCTCGACGTTTTTTGTTAATGGAGGTACAGATTGGACGCTACGAACTCCGATTATAGTTTTCCCCGTTCAGAACAATACCAACGCGGCGACACTTCAACTAACACTAGGCGGAAAGGTTCTTGGTACGTTCCCACTTTATAAGGGGAACAAGTCCGAGCTGGTAGCGAATGATATCATTAAGGGTATTCCTTTGATTTGCCTTCTTGATAGCGAGAAAAGCTATTTCAGTGTGATAAACCCCGGCAATATCTATTCAGATTTTGATCTGCGATATGTAAAAAAATCTGGTGATTTGATGACCGGGGAGCTGAAAATACGTGGTGTTAATGCATTGAGGATTTTTAACGAGGCTTTTGGCCTTATTTTTCGCCGTTCTGAAGAGTGCCTGCACCTTATCCCTACTAGTGAAGGTCAGGGCGAGAATGGAGATATTGGTCCCCTGCGTCCGCTCACCATTAATTTGCGGACAGGAGAGATATCCATGTCGCATAAAGTGTCTGTTGGCGGTGGTTCTCAGGTCAATGGTGCACTGGGTATCGGCGTTAAGAACGCGCTGGGCGGAAACTCAATTGCTTTCGGGGATAACGATACAGGTATAAAACAAAACGGCGACGGCATTCTGGATGTTTATGCGAATGGACAGCATGTATTTCGTTTCCAGAATGGTGTGGCGATAGCGTTAAAAAATATTCAGGCCGGAAATGCTAAAAAATTCACGTTATCCAGCGCCAACAACTCCACGAAAAACGCAACGTTTAATTTATGGGGTAATTCATCCCGACCTGTAGTTGCAGAGCTTGGTGATGATTCCGGCTGGCATTTTTACAGCCAGAGAAATACCGATGGCAGTATCACATTCGCTGTAAACGGACAGATGACCCCATCAAACTATGGAAATTTCGATGCCCGTTATCAGCAGCGAAATGGCGGCGTGCAGGATGTGCGCTATGGTTCCGAAATGTATTACAAACCTGGCAGCAATGTAATCTCCTGGACATATCACGCTCCTGCGGGACACGGATTGTCAGGGATATCGATATCGGATACTGGTAAAAATTCAGCGGATAACGTCAACGGCGTGTATTACCGACCGCTTCAGAAACTGATTAACGGCACCTGGTATAACGTGGCGAGTGTTTAACAATGTTGCATTTAAAAAATATTACTGCAGGCAATCCGAAAACCGCAGAACAATATCAGATGACAAAACAACATGGTATCACCTGGCTTTTTTCGGAAGATGACAAAAACTGGTATGAAGAGCTGAAAAATTTTGCCAGTGACACCATAAAAATGGTTTACACCGGAGACGGGCGCGTGGTTTGGGTCGGTAAGGATGTGACAGGCATTGAACCCCGTAACGCCAGTGTTATTGAAGTTCCTGATATTACCGCTAACCGCCGTATTACCGTGCCTGGTTACTGGTTTTACCGCGACGATAAATTTGTCTTCGACTACAAACTTAAAGCGGAAGATGAGCGCGATGCCCTGTTACAACGGGTCAGCATCATGACCAGCGAATGGGAAAAAGACCTGCTGCTGGGATTAATCAGTGACGACGACAGGGAGAAGCTGAAAGCGTACCGCATTTACGCGAAATCGCTGCAGGCGATGGATTTCAGCACCATCACTGATAAAACCTCATATAACGCCATTGAATGGCCCGTCTCTCTGGAAGCCTCTTCCTGATTTAATTTATCGCGAGAAAAACTATGTCTGTAGTGATATCAGGTGCACTGATTGATGGCGCAGGCATCCCCATGTACGGATGCCACATAACTCTGAAATCCCGGGTAAACACCTCAGAGGTGTGATGCGCACAGTTGCCGATGTGGTGACAGGAAACTGTGGTGCAGGCGCAGCAGAGCGCGAAACAGCACAGGGACGAGGCGCAATGGATAGTTGATGATCTGAAGGGAAGCAATGCTTCCACGACAAAAAAGGTCTGGCGCAACTCTGTAGTGATACAGACAACGACAGCGAAGAACTGGCAGCCACGCCAAAGGCTGTCAAAACCGTCACGGACGAGACGAAAACAAAAGCGCCACTGGACAGCCCTGCATTCACCGTCACGTCAGAACTTATCGCCGTGGGAAAGGATGCCAGAAAGCGGGAAATCGAGGTGTGGAGCACAGAACAGGAAGCGCAGCCGTTCACGTTCGAATGGAACGGTCGCACCTGGAATGCTGGCCCCGACTCAATGGCTCGTCTTTATCCGGCAGTAATGGCATCAAAGTCTGACACAGCGCGAAAAACCATGGTATGGGGCGATGCGGAAAACCAGCAGGTGAAGCTGTCAATGCCGGAACCGGAAGAACTGGCAGCAGCAATGGCGCAGGCTGTTGTTGAACGCAATGACGAGATTTATCGCCGTCAGCGAGAGAAGAAAGAAGCGTTAGACACTCTGGAGGATTTAGATGCGATACGAGCATTTAATGTTGAGTAACGAATAGGTCGCAGTGAGTTGTTCTGGTATCTGAAGAATGAGGCTCCGGTTGCTGGCTGCAGTCGGAGGTTTATGATGTGTACTCTCACATTGTTGAAGAAATCAATTGCGCAATTGGAGAGCAGGAACGTAAGAAAACAAGAGAAAGTCTACAATCGCTTGTAGGGTGTCACTTCTTGATTTTTTCATAAATTTTATGATAAAATCAAGAAGTAAAAGTGATGGGAGAAACTTTCATGAATATGCCTCATTGTGTTCTGCATACAGGAATTGATTCGGATTTTGTACTTAGTAAACTGGGCTTTACAGAAAATGATATTCGCGATGCGTTAATGTCTGCTTTATACGAGCGACGCAAATCCAGTAAGCTCCACCCTAAAGTGGATGCTGGATTCCGCTTTTGGAGTGAGATGGTTGCCGCGCTTCGCCGTATTCTGATTGGTAAGGGTAACGGCTGGTCTTCTGAAGTAGTCAATCGCATGGAAATGGTCGTTAATTCAAGCAAAGGGGTTAATCTGATTATTACCTCAGGTGACGGACATACCGGGCGTCCTGATGGATTGCCTAAAACCAAAAATGCAAAGGGAGAGGCAACTCGCTCGATTGTTCACAACAATCCGGGTACATTCGATATGTTCCAAGCAGATACCTTACATTCAGGCAAAGCTGAGATCACGCCGATAGATAGCACCCGAACTTATATCGTTCTGTATTATTATGATGCGGCAAATAAAGAAATTCGCTGTGAGGTGTCGTATCCGGTAGGGATGGTGAATCAGGACGGATTTGCCAGAGTAAGCGCGTGGAGTGAGCGAATTATTTTAGCTCCTCTGCAATTTGAAGGTGCGGATATTTTCCCTGAACAGGATTTTGATGATGACATATCAATTTCAGTTGAAAGCAAATGA